GCACGCGAAAGTGATACTGCTCCATGCGTGGCAGGAGCGGCTTGAACTGCATGAGCTTGTCGAGAAGGTGCAGCAGAGCATGCGGACCTACAACGTGGACAAGCTGCTGATCGAGAACAAGGCGGCGGGTCACAGCGTGGCGCAGGAGATCAGGCGGCTCTACGGCCACGAGGACTTCGCCGTGCAGTTGGTCGATCCGAAGGGACAGGACAAGCTTGCCCGGCTGTACTCCGTGCAGCATCTGTTCGCTGAGGGGCTCGTGTTCGCGCCGGATCGGTCATGGGCCGACATGGTGATCACGCAGGTCGGTATGTTCCCGAAGGGCAAGCACGACGACCTCGTGGACACGGTGAGCATGGGGCTCAGGCATCTGCGCGAGCTTGGCCTATTGGTGCGCGGTGCCGAGTGGACAGCGGACACTGAGGACAAGATGCAGCATCGCGGAGCGGGGCCGCAGCCTCTGTATGCGGTTTGACCGCGTGATCTGCTATACTGCGCGCCGAGGAGAAGCAGCATGCGCCGTATTCTAGCGAACGCCGTCGTTGACGTGATCAAGCCTTCCACGCCGAAGACGATCGGGCATTTCAAGGTCGAGGTCTGGGGCCGAGCGCCTTACGACTACGTGCGCATCTATGAAATCATGGCGAAGAACGATACAATTGCGGCCCAACAGGGTATCGCACGCTTCGTCGCCGAGATGGAGAAGCTGCCGCCCGTCGAAGGGGAAGCCTGATGCCCACGCCCGGTCTCGTTCCGCAGAACCTCCGCCTTGTGTCTGATGAGCCCGAGCAGCAGTTCGACGATGGGGATGTGATCGTTCACGTCGATGACGGCGAGCCCCGGTTCGACATGGACGACGCCGGCAACATCATGCGCATCGAGCATGAGGACGGCTCGATCTCGATCAGCCTCGACGGCAAGCCGGTGCAGGAAGCCGAGGAGAGCGAGGCCGAGAAGGCGAAGGAATGGTTCCGCAACCTCGTCGATGAGATCGACAGCGGGGAACTGATCAGCATCGCCGACGAGTTGATCCGTGGCATCGAGGATGACCTCCAGAGCCGCCGGGAGTGGGTCGAGGATCGGGCGCAGGGCATCAAGCTGCTCGGCCTGAAGGTCGAGATCCCCGGCTTGCAGGGCGCGAGCGACGGTGCCCCGGTCGAGGGCATGAGCAGGGTGCGGCATCCGCTGCTGCTTGAGGCCGTGCTGCGGTTTCAGGCGAATGCGCGGTCCGAGCTTCTGCCGACCGATGGCCCGGTCAAGATTCGCAACGACGCGATTTCCTCGACGTATCAGCAGGACTACCTTGGCGATGCGCTTGAGAAAGACCTGAACCACTACCTGACGACGACCGCGAGCGAGTACTATCCCGACACCGATCGCATGCTGCTCATGCTCGGCTTCGGCGGCTGTGCGTTCAAGAAGGTGTACTTCTGCCCGATCAGGAACCGCCCGGTCAGCGAGAGCGTCGATGCGGACGACCTGATCGTGAACAACGCGGCGACGGATCTGCGCAATGCCAAGCGCATTACGCACCGCGTGATGATGACGGCCAACACGGTGAAGAGGCTTCAGATCCTCGGCGTGTACCGTGACATCGACCTGATGACGCCCAAGGCGGTCGATCCTGACCCGGCGCAGCGCGAGAAGGCGGCGCAGCAGGGCGTGACGATTGATCAGGACAACCCCGAGGATCGCGACCGCGAGATTTACGAGTGCTACTGCGACCTCGACATTCGAGGTTTCGAGCACAAGTGGAAGGGCAAGGAGACGGGCCTTGAGATCCCGTACCGGGTCACGATCGACGCGAGCAGCCGCGAGATCCTGTCCATCGCCCGGAACTATGACGAGGACAGCGCGGACCTGCCCGAGGCTCGCGCGAACTTCGTGAAGTACACGTTCGTCCCCGGCATGGGCTTCTATGACATCGGGCTCCTGCACATCCTCGGGAACACGACCAATGCGGTGACGGCGGCGTGGCGCGAGATGCTCGACGCGGGCATGTTCGCCAACTTCCCCGGCTTCCTGATGGCCGACACGGGCGCGAGGCAGAACACCAATATCTTCCGCGTTCCTCCGGGCGGCGGTGCTCTGGTGAAGACGGGCGGCATGCCGATCTCGCAGGCGATCATGCCTCTGCCCTACAAGGAGCCCGGCCCTGCGCTGATGAACCTCGTCACCAACATGGCGGAGACGGGCGCGAGGGTCGGCGGCACGGCCGAGATCATGGTCGGCGAGGGCAGGCAGGACGCGCCTGTCGGCACCACGCTCGCGATGATCGAGCAGGCCACCAAGGTGCTGAACGCGGTCCACAAGCGGCTGCATGCGGCGCAGGCTGAGGAGTTCCAGTTGCTCGTGCGGTGCTTCCGCGAGCATCCCGAGAGCTTCTGGCAACGGTGCAAGCGCCCGACCTATGATTGGAACGAGCAGACGTTCATCAAGGCGTTGAACGATTGCGAACTGGTTCCGCAGGCTGACCCGAACACGTCGAGCCACACGCAGCGCCTGATGAAGATCATGGCTCTGAAGCAGCTTCAGGCTGCGAATCCCGGCATGTACGATCCGATCGCGATCGACACGGCTGCCCTCAAGGCGATGGGGTGGAGCAATCCGGAGCAGTTCCTTGCGCCGCCGGAAGCCCAGTCTGCCCCGCCGCCCGAACTGATTCAGGCTCAGGCTCAGATGCAGACGGCGCAGATGAAGGCTGAGGCTGCGATGATGAAGGCGCAGTCGGATGCTCAGGCTTCCGCGATGCGGATGGAGGTTGATCAGGCTCGCGCTCAGGCCGACATGATGCGTGCGGAGACCGATCGTGCCTCTGCTGAGGCGGGTGCGCAGATTGACATGCTGAACGCCGAGACGAACCTGATGAAGGCTCAGGCGGAGGCTCAGTTGGCTTTCGGCGAGTTGGGGTCGAAGGCTGCGGATCGTGCGCAGAAGGAGCGCATGAACCTCATCGACCTCGCGCAGAACGTCGCGGTGCATCCGTACAGCGCCGAATTGGTCGCTCCGTTGGTTCAGCCTGCCTTGCAGGAAATCTCGGAGCAGGAGCAGGAAGAGCGCAACGGCGGCATGCCGCAGGTCTGATAGAGGTTCGACATGGCGAGTTTCGAGGCCCGCAACGCTCTGAAGTTGGCGATGCGCATTCTTGAGATGCAGCAGGAGCATCTCAAGCGCGGCGGTCGTGCGGAGGGCAAGGGTCAGCCTCGCCTCATTCAGGACCAGTACCCGACGCAGTACATGCCCAACGTCGGGCGGCAGGTCATGGCGCGGGGTGGTGATCCTGAGCCTCCGCCGATGCCTGAGATGCCGCAGGCTCCGCAGCCGCGTCCTTCCGGCCTCGCCAATATCATTCGTCGGGGACAGCCGATCGACCCGCAAACGCCTGAGCCTTCGCCGCAGGAGTATCAAGCTGCAATGGCTGATACCCGCAAGGGGGCGGATGTCGTGGCGCGGCGTCTCAATGTGCTTGTGCCTGAGAGGGATCGTGTTGCCGGCGGGCGGTATACGCCGGGAGCGCCGGGCGGCGGTCGGTGGGCTGACATGCCGGAGAAGATCCTGAACTCTCCCGGCTTGGGCTTCAATGTTTCCGACGATGAGTTGAAGCGCCTCTGGCAGGATGCGGTCTCGCGTTCCTCCAATGCAGCCAAGGCTGCCGTGCAAGAGCACAACGTCAACCCTCTGTTCCTTGCCAAGGACTGGGACAAGGCCATGCGCCTGCCCTTGCGGGATCACCTTTGGTATGAACTGTCGGGTGAAAAGCTTGCCGAGAACATGCCTGATGTTGAGCCGCATGAGTTCATGCATCTCATGGATCTGATCGGCGCTACATCGGCGCGTGCCAAGCCCGGCGACAACCTTGAGCGTTCGCTCGGTGTCATGTCGCAGAACATGCGCGGCGTTCCGGTCGATGTGGATTTGACGATCCCTGAAACCGTTCGGCAGGCTCTTGCACGAAAGGGCATGGAGTCGTCCGCGCTGCCGGGAAACAAGACGGGCTACTTCAGCGACACGCTTGCGCTGACCGGCGGCGTCCCGACCCGGTTCCCGATTTCGGTGAACGATGTGTGGGTCGGAAAGATGTTCGGCGTGCCGGATGACGTGATGTCGTCCAATCAGTCGCTGCACGAGCCGATGGCGATCTACTTCAACAATATCCGCGATCTGTATAATCAGCGTCATGGCCACAACGCTCCGTTCCAGTATCAGAGTTGGAACTTCCAAGCACCGGCGTGGGTGCATCTGCGCGGTGAAGAGGCGGGCGAAGAGAGCGGTGACGCCTATCATCAGGTGTGGGGCGGCATCATCAACAAGCTGAAGGCGGCGGGCATCCCCGGCATCGAAGGCGACAAAATCACTCGCGAAGCCTTGATGCATCCGGATTTCGCGGATGCGTTGCGCAGAACCACGAAGTCGTGGCGTGATGCTCCCAAGGCCACTGTCGAGTTCGGCACCAAACTGACCAACGTCGGCGAGCAGGCTCATGCTCTTTACAAGAAGGCGTTGGAGATCGGCGACGACAAGAGCGCGCAGGAGTACCTGAATGTTTTGACCACCGCGATGTATGCCTCTGCTCGCGGCAAGGATCACCCGTGGGAGCGCCTGAAGAAGGCCATCACGGGCGTCACGGGTGCTGAAGGTGATATCACCCGCATCTCTCATCCGACATCGGACAAGCTGCTCGATGTAGGTGGATCTTTTGAGGGCGAGATTTCGCCGAACATTCGCGTTCCGTTGCAGGGCTTGAGCGGCCCGCAGCAGGAGTATTTCAACGCGATCGTCGGCAAGCACACGAAGCAGAAGTCGATGGCGATTTCGACGATTCGCGACGTTGTGGCCGGGTCGCAGCCGCGTGAAAACACGATCCGAACGCATTCCGTGTTTGTTCCCACGACCGAGCAGATGGACCCGAACGACATCCGTGCGTTCGGCAAGGCTCTGGACGATGAAGGCCACACGTTCAGCTACAACCGGTATCCGAACGGATATCGTTTCGACGTGAACCCGGCGTTCGACGACAACGGTGCTCGCGGCATTGACGAAGACAAGCTCGCGGGCGTGTACGGAAACGTGCTTGAACAGAAGTATGGTGCGGGAAAATATTTTCCCATCGACTTCTCGTCGGAGTATACTGAGGAGCCGAGATACGGCTCGTTAAGATCGAAATTGATCAAGGAGATACAGAATGACTTCCTCAAAGAAGCCGCCGCAAGGGGCATCGACGCAAGTGCAGCACGGCAAGCCCTCCGCTCGACAGGATATCCAACGGGTCTCCCCGGCGGAGCTAAGAAAGCTTGGGATCGGTACAGGACACGAATTGATCATCTCTCCGCTGCCGAGGCCCAGTTCAAAGCCCTCGCGCAGCGCGTAGCAGACGGGCACGCCGATTTCGTCGAGCGAGCGCAGCGGCGGCAAGCAAAGATGCTGTCGCAAATGCCTAAAGAGCCGGATCAGATGGCTCGTGGCGGGCGCACCGATGACGATTTCGGCAGGCACCCTGCGCACGGCATCCCCGGTATTCATATCGTGGGGCATGATCCAGTGTTCACGGGGAGGCGCTGATGGCGTCGATCGTCGATTACGCTCGCAACATTTTGCAGGAACAGCCGAGCTATGGACAAGAATCAGCGCAATCCGCACGCCCTGCCGCCACATATCCTCAAACACGCTCCGAAGCGGGAGAACTTCCGTTCTCAGGAAGAGTACGAGGAGGCGGAAGCCTACTTCCGGCACCGTCTGAAGGGGCTAGTGAGGAGATCGCTCTCGAAGGGCTTCCGACCCGCGTAAAGATTCCGGCCACCGGCTAGTATGTCACGGCGGGACCGGATGCCCGCGTGCGGCAGGTCGCGCGTCAATACATGCAGGAAGCGGGTCTGCCGTATAACCCGCCGCAGAAGTACGCTCGCGTCGATCCTGCGCGGGCGCAGCGCATCGCAGATGCTTATGAGCAGATGCCGCATGACCCGGATCATCCTCTTGTTCAAGCTGCTTATCAGCAGATGGCGAAGGAGGTCATGGATCAGTACGCGGTTGCCAAGCGAGCGGGGTTCAAGGCTGAGTTCTGGGATCCCGAGACCGAAGAGGATCCGTATGCGGCATCGCCCCGGCTTGCGATCGAGGACATCCGCAAGAACCATCACATGTACGTTTTCCCGACGTTCTCAGGATACGGGCAGGCGGAGATCACCGAAGAGGATTTGCGACAGAATCCGCTCTTGGCCGACAGCGGCGAGCGGTGGAACGGCAAGCCTGTCACGATCAACGACATCTTCCGGGCGATCCATGACTATTACGGGCATGCGAAGGAAGGCGTAGGGTTCCGCGCCGATGGGGAAGAGAACGCTTGGCGGGCTCATGCCTCGATGTTTTCGCCGCTTGCACGCCTTGCGATGACCGCTGAAACGCGCGGGCAGAACAGTTGGGTGAACTACGGCCCCAAGGGCGAGGAGAACCGCACGGCGAGCGGCGCGGATACGGTGTTTGCGGATCAGAAGATCGGCTTGGTCCCGCTGTGGGTTCTGCACGAGGGTGCTGAGGACTTCATGGACCCGCAGGAGATTGAGCACCTCAAGGGGCTGTATGAGCGTCACGGCAAGGCAAACGGTGGGAAGATAGACCGATCATCAAATTTAGAGCGATATTTGCAGGGCAACCATCCTGCGGTTCCGGAGCGTTTGCTGCATGTAACAACAAAAGATTTTTCATCGTTCGAACCTGAGTTCGGGATAGCGGCATGGGCCGCAGGGCCGGAGTTCGCAGACGATTTTGCGCGCTCCAAGTTTTCATATTGGAAAGCAAAGCATCTTCCTTGGGAAGATCAGCCTTCCCCGCCTAACAAGGGGAACGAGCCTTGGCTTAATTATATGCCTGTGCATCTTAGCGCAAAAAATCCGTTTGATTCGCGAAAGTTTATATCGGAGCTTTCTGCTCCTTTGCGAACAATAGATCAGGTTATTCCACTCGCAAAAGAGCTTAAACTTGACCCTCAGCAGATTTGGGATGCTATCCCAAAAACGAAAAAAGCGTTTGATGGGCAGGAAAGCCCGCGTTCATTGTTGTCTGCCGATATTTTGCGGAATCAAGTCGTCACAGACAGGTTGCGAGAGTTGGGCCATGACAGTATTATTGGGCACGAATTTGACCAACCAGTGTATGCGGTGTTTGAGCCGACACAGATCAAGTCCGCCACGGGCAACCAAGGCACGTTTGACCCCAACGACCCTGACATCACCAAGGCGGAAGGCGGCGCTGTAGAACACGGCGGATGGCACGACTATGCCGATGGCGGCGCGGTGAAGGATTATGAGCCGCAACGCACGGTGAAGGCATACAAACTGTTCCGCGTGGACAAGCGCAAGCCCGGTAAGCTGTTCCCTCTGTTCGTGAACCCCCACACGGAAGTGCCAATCGGCCAGTGGATGGAGGCTGAGGAAGGGCCGCAGGGCAGCAAAAAAGGAAAGGTGAAATCCCGCCTTGGCGATCTTGCGTATCGCCCCGGTTGGCACGCGGGTGATCTGCCCATCGCCACGCACATCGGCGGCAAGTCCGATAATGAATTAGACGCACCCGACTATCGCCCGCCCAACCAAGTTTGGGCTGAGATTGAGATGCCTGATGATGTTGATTGGCAGTCAGTCGCCAATTCTCGCATGGAGTTCAACAAAAAAGGCGAACCAAAGCCCGCAACGGCTCACATAACTGATCAAATTCCTTTCAAAGGGTTCTATCGCTATAAGACCAACCCAAACATGACGGGCAATTGGATGATCGGCGGTCACATGAAAGTGAACCGCATTCTCTCGGACGACGAGGTGAAGTCGATCAACGATGAGGCCGGAACGGCTGATCTTCCGCGCTTGGAGCCGTCCCATGCGGAGGCGTGGGGCAAGTTCGCGCAGGGCGGCGAGGTCGAGGACGACGAGGCAGGAGAACTCAGCTTCTCCCCTGTTCCGAGCTTTGTGCCGTATCACGAAGATCCGGAGTATCAGAACTGGTTCGGCAAAAGTAAGACGCACCGGGAAGGCGTCCCGGTCACCTACTACACCGGAACGTCGAAGGATAAGGACTTCGACAAGTTCAACGTCGGACGCCACGGTGCGTGGTTCTCGGCTAATCCCTCTGAAGCGAATGATTATGCAAAGCGGAATGACTCGCAGGGTTATCGGTATGATTATGCAACCGGGAAGATGGTGGAGACGCACACCGCATCTCGCGTCATTCCGGTTCACCTGAAGATTGAGAACCCCTACAGGGGGCCGCGTCCCGAAAAAGTGCTTTACGCGACAAACTACAAAAAGGCGCAGTCTGATTGGTTCGACACGCTCCGGGCGGCAGGATATGACGGGTGGATCCCTGACCAGTTCGGCGGGACGCTCGCGGTCGTCCTGAAGGAGCCGCAGCAGGTCAAGTCGGTGAACAACCGGACGTGGGATCCGAAGAACCCGCGCATGGACAAGGCAGGCGGTGGCGAGGTCGAGGACGACGGCATCACCGCGTATCACGGCTCGCCGTATGACTTCGACCAGTTCCTGATGGACCGGATCGGCACGGGCGAGGGTGCTCAGGCATACGGCCACGGGCTGTATTTTGCTGAGAACGAAGACATTGCAAAAAACTATCGTGATTCATTCTCAGGAATGAATCGTGAAATTGTTCCTATCGATGATTGGAAAGACATGGGCAAAGTCCGAGAGGCAGCGCAAAAATATTATAAGGATATGCCTGAAGAACAGAACGCTTTGGTTCTTTTGGCAAACTGGTTTCACGGTGGGGCTGATCCTGATCGTGCTATTGAAAAATCATTACCGCATGCGGCTAGCTTTGGTACGACACCCGAAGCAATCACACGGGTGGCTAGGGAAATATATAGCCCCGGCCGCATGTACGAGGTCCGCATCAACGCGCATCCCGATCACTTCCTTGATTGGGACAAGCCGTTGGGTGAGCAATCGGAGCATGTAAAAACAACTTTGAAGGACATTCTCGGCACGGATTGGATCAAAGCAGCCCGCGTCAGAATGAATGGCGGCGAATTGTACAGCAGCCTGTCTGCCCCTAAACACCGAGAGACGTTGATTGCTAAGCTCGGAAGCGCAGAGGATGTATCAAAGCGACTGCATGAAGCGGGCATCAAGGGCATCCGCTATCTTGACGCCCAGTCCCGCAGCGCGGGCGAAGGCACCCGCAACTACGTTGTGTTCGACGACAAGCTCGTCGATATCAAACGGAAATACGCCGATGGTGGCGTTGTGAAGGAGAGCAGTGATGGCAAAGAAGCCCGTGAAGACCGAACAGCCCGTGGAAACGCCGCAGGACGACCGGGGCGGTCGGCGTCGGTGAATATGCCGAAGAGCGATCCTGTCTTGGAGCGTGCTCTTATGATAGTATCGCGCAAGGCATGATGCCTCCGGGGACGCCCGGTATCCTTGCAAGGAGCGACCATGTACGACACCGCCAAGAAAGCCCGTGAGGCTCTCAAGAGCAAGGCCCGGCGTCTTGCTACCGAAAAGAACGGCAAGGTCTCGTCTTCGGACTGGACCCCGCCCGAGGAACTGCATGCTGATGTGAAGACGGGTGCTCGCCCGATCTCGCGTCGTGCGTACAAGAGCGGCGGCAAGGTCGATGGTTCCTGCGGCCCGATGCGTGCTGACCGTAAGCCTCGAAAGGCGGGCGGCAAGGCTGAGAGCGAGAAGGCTGAGGCCAAGGAATACGCTAACGCTAAGATCAACCGCAACGTCAAGGACGCCAACGAGGAGCGCGAAGGCATCAAGCATGTCGGCGGCTTCAAGAAGGGAGGTCGTGCGGGCAAGGAAGAGGGCGGCTCGATCGAATCGATGATCGCCAACATGAACAAGTCGGATCTGCCAAAGCGCGGTCCGATGCCTCCGAAACGGCCTGAAAATCTGACGCCGGCGGTGAAGAATCCGACTCCGCCCAAGCCCAATCCTGCGCATCAGCAGCCCGGCGACTTCCCGACGAATCCTCGCGGTTCTTCGTCGAAGCGCAAGGATGGTGGTCGCGCCAAGAAGATGATGGGCGGTCCGATGATGGATCCCCGCATGGGCATGGTGAAGGACAAGTCCCTCGACTTCGGTGGGCAGGGCATCACGCCCGGCGTGTCGGCCATGAAGAAGGGCGGCAAGGTCCACAGCGACGAAGCGCAGGACAAGGCTCTCATCAAGAAGATGGTGAAGCCGGAGGCTCGCAAGGGCAAGGCGGGCGGCGGCATGCTTGAAGCGTCCAAGCGGGCCATGATGGTCGCGAAGGATCCGCACAATCAGGCCAAGATCCGTCCGCAGCAGCCGCAGCAGCCTCAGCCCGGAGAAAAGAAGGACGAGCGCACCGCCCGTAAGGACGGCGGCAAGGTCAAGTCCAAGGGTAAAACTAACATCGCCATCGTGATCAATGCAGGTCCGAAGGATCAGCAGCCCATGATGGACCCGATGGGTGCTCCTCCGATCGCGCCGGGGCCGGGTGATGGCCTCCCGATTCCGGTTCCTCCGCCCAAGGGTGCGATGCCTCCGGGCGGGGCTATGCCGATGCCCATGCCGATGCCCATGCCGATGCCTGCTCCCGCCCCCGGCGGCGGTGGCGCTCCTCCGGTCATGCGCAAGGAGGGTGGCCGCATCACCAAGAAGGCTTCGTCCTATAAGGACATGGAAGCCGGTGCTGCGTCCGGTGAGGGTCGCCTTCAGAAGACCGATATTGCCGCCAAGATCCCGAAGCCGGGTCTGAAGCGTGGCCGCATCGACTCTGACAACAAGGGCTACCCGAACAAGGTGAACGGTGCGACGGGCGGTCGTACTGCGCGTGCCTCGGGCGGCAAGACCTACCGCTCCTACAAGGACATGGATGCGGGTGCGGGCTCCGGTAAGGGCCGTCTTGAGAAGACGGAGATCGAAGCTCACAAGTCGTAATTCGCGGTAGATCACCCTATCGCGAGTACCGGGGCGGGAAGGCATCCCCCGTGCTTTCCCGTCCCGATCATCAACCGGGGGCCGTCTTGGGGAGGCGGTATGGCACTGACGTATCAAGCGCACTTCGCGCATCTGTTGATCAGAGCGATCAACGAAGAGATCCGATCGAGAACGGACAATCTCGTGAGCGGGCACACCGCTTTTGATTTCCCGACCTACAAGCACCATGTCGGGGTTATCGAAGGGCTGAAGAGAGCCCTCGAATTGATAGACGAAACCGAAACCGCGATTGAAAAGGGGCAGTGATGACGTTGATCGCGATGCAGCATGATGTCGATCCCAAGCAGAAGCTGATCGAAGATATCGGGGACATCTCGAAGATCGAGTTGTTCAACAACCAACTGCTCGTGGCGGTGTACATCCGCCCGCAGAAGACCAAGTCGGGGCTCTATCTCTCCGACAAGACGGTCGATGAGGACCGTTACCAGTCGAAGGTGGGCCTCCTGATGAAGATGGGGCCGTCCGCTTTCGAGGAGAACAGCGACGGTTGGTTCAACGGCGAGAAGTTCAGCGAGCATGACTGGCTCGTTTTCCGTCCTTCCGATGGTTGGAGCATCACCGTGAACGGCGTTCTGTGCCGTATTCTGGTCGATACGCAAATAAAGGGCCGCATTGCGACCCCTGATCAGGTTTGGTGAGGCAGAAAATGAGCGAGAACAAGGATCAGATGGAAGTGCTCGTCGATGAAGACCCCAACGAGGCCAAGGAGCCGGAAGTTGTGGTTGAAGCCGAGGAGCAGGAACGCCCGAAAGAGCAAAATCGGGCCGACATTGACCCGAATCAAGCCATCGAGAGGATGAAAAGGCAGCTTGAGGATGAGCGGCGTGCTCGTGCTGAGGCTGAACGCATCGCTCGACAGGCCCATGAGCAGGCCACGAAGGCGTATTCCGAGGTCAACGACACGAATACGCAGCTTGTTCATAGCGCCATTCAGCAGGTGAAGCAGAACAACGGCATTCTCACGTCGCAGTATGCCGAGGCGATGAACACGAACGACTACGAACGGGCTGCGCAGATTCAAGCTGAAATCTCGCACAACGCCGCGAAGCTCGTTCATTTGGAAAACGGCCTTCAGGAAATGAAAAATGCGCCTCCGCGCATGCCTGTGGAGCCCATTCCGCCTGCTCCGCGTGGTGATCCGCTTGATCAGATCATCAATGCGGTCACTCCTGCGTCCGCTGACTGGCTTCGCTCTAACCGAGACAACCTGCGGGATGATCGGGCCATCAAAAAGATGTTCCGTGCGCACGACGATGCGGTCGATGACGGCATTCAGCCCGATACGGCGGATTATTTTCGCTACATCGAGCAGCGTTTGGGCATCAACAAGGCTGCTCAAGAGGAAAATGTCATGTCCGCAGCGTCGAAGCCCGTTCAGAGGTCGGCTGCTCCTGCCGCTGCGCCCGTCAATCGAGGCACTTCGCCCCGAAACAACGTGGTCAAGCTGACTCGCGCCGAAGCGGAGCATGCAAGGATGTTCGGAATGACGGATCAAGAGTACGCGAAGAACAAAGTTGCGCTTCAGCGCGAAGGCAAGCTGCCGAACTGAGGAAATGAACATGGAAAAGATTGACGGACGCAGGGGTCGTCGGCCCCGCTTGGAGATTCAGATGGAAAACACCGAAACCTCGACGGAATCGGCCCCGGTTTCGGTGCCCCGTTCTGAAATGCGTGCTCCGGTGCGCGAAGAAAGCTCTGCTGAGCGTGCAAAGCGTCGTGCAGCCGAAATTCGCGGCCATCTTGGCGGGATCGAAGAGGGTACGGACGAGTTTTACGTCGATCCGAACATGATTCCCGAGGGTTGGTCGTATGAGTGGAAGCGCAAGCTGCTTCTCGGCGCGGAAGACCCGACCTACACGGTGCAGTTGCTCCGGATGGGTTGGGAACCCGTCCCGCTCAACCGCGATCGCGACCATATGGCGATGATGCCGTCCAACTGGCCGCATAACACCATCGAGCGGAAGGGCATGATCCTGATGGAGCGGCCCACTGAGGTCGTGGACGAGGCTCGCCGCATCGAACAGAAGCGTGCGAAGGATCAGGTTCGCGCCAAGGAGCAGCAACTCTCCGGCGCTCCGGACGGGCAGTTCGGTCGCGACCACGCTCAGGTGCGTCCGAAGATCAGCAAGTCATTTGAGGCTATGCAGATTCCTGAAGAGTGATATAATAGCGGGGCAGGATAACCTCCTGCTCGTTTCATGCGGTTTGGCGGAAAAGGGTCGGTCTTCGGATCGGCCCTTTTCTTTTGCCGCGAATGCATGTAAATTGCGCCACCAAGTCCCCTGTGGACCGCCTCCCCCGGCGTGGAGGCTTCGACTATTCCCGGTTCTTAGTGCCCCCGGTGTGGCATGATGGACCTTCCTGAAAAGGAGGCACCGTCATGGCGAACGAAAACGCGCCTTACGGTTTCCGTCAGTATCGGGGCAACGGTTCCGCCCCGACTTACGAGCAGGTCGAGTTCATTCTCGCCTACAACGCTTCCGCTACGTTCTTCGGCGACCCCGTCGTCACGAACTCGGCGGGTGGCGTACAGCGTGCCGGTTCGTCTGCGGCGAGCGGCAATGCGTCCATCTACGGCATCTTCGTCGGCTGCAAGTACCTCTCGGTCTCGCAGAAGCGCGTGATTTGGTCGAACTATTGGCCCGGCAGCGATGTCGCGTCCAATCAGGTCGTCACCGGGTACATCGTCAACGATCCCAACGCCCAGTTCGTCGCTCAGACGGACGCGACGGGTGCTGCGGTCGCCGACATCGGCAAGACGATCGGCTTCACGATCGGCACCGGCAACACGGCCAACGGCATCTCTGGCGCGTTCCTGAACCTGTCCACGGCGGGTACGGATACGTCTCAGCCGTTCCGTATCATGCAGCTGATCACTGATCCGCCCGGTTCTGCCGGCACGCTCAGCGCGGGTCAGCCGTATGACTATGCCGTCGTGGCGTTCAACAACGTCATCACCAAGGCTGCGGCGAACATCGGCCCGACCGGACCCACTGGTCCGACTGGACCGACTGGTTCTACCGGCCCGACTGGCCCGACCGGCCCGACCGGCGCATAAGAGGAGTAGGGACCAATGGCTGTCAATCTTAGTGCCATCAAGGATCTGCTCCTTCCGGGCCTTCGTGGCATCGAAGGCAAGTACGAGCAGATTCCGTCGCAGTACGACAAGATCTTCACCAAGCACGAGTCGAAGATGGCTCTGGAGCGCACCGCTGAGATGCGCTACCTCGGCCTCGCGCAGCTTAAGACCGAAGGTGGTCAGACTGCGTTCGACAACAATGCGGGTGAGCGTTACGTCTACAACCAAGAGCACACTGAAATCGCTCTCGGCTATGCGATCACTCGTAAGGCTGTCGATGACAACCTTTACAAGACGCAGTTCATGCCCTCGAACCTCGGCCTGATCGAGTCCTTCGCTCAGACCAAGGAAATCTACGGCGCGAACGTCCTCAACACGGCCACGACGTACAATGCGAACGTCGGCGGTGACGGTGTTGCGCTGATCTCTACGTCCCACCCGATCGATGGTGGCACGGTTGCGAACCGTCCGACGACGGACGTGGACCTCAACGAGGCCACGCTGTTGAACGCGATGATCAGCATCCGTACCAACTTCCGCGATCAGGCGGGCCTGAAGATCTTCGCTCGCGGTCGTCGTCTCGTCGTTCCGCCGCAGCTTGAGCCGACCGCTATCCGTCTGACGAAGACGGAACTGCGTCCGGGCACTGCGGACAACGACGTGAACGCGATCATGATGACCGCCGGCGGTCTGCCGGAAGGTTACATGGTCAACGACTACCTGACCTCGCCGTCCGCTTGGTTCCTGCTCACGAACATCGATGGCCTCTCCTACATGGAGCGCATCAAGTTCGAAAGCGATATGCAGGTCGACTTCGTGACTGACAACCTGTTG